AGTCAGATGAAACGCCTAATGTGTTTGTTGCTTTTGCCCTAACCGTATATTTGCCATCAGCAATGTCATTAATGTAGAATAACCCAAGCTCACCTTTACCGACATTCGTAAATTCGCCATTGTAGGGAAATGAGTAGCGCACATAATCTTGATACAGATCTGCGTTAGATATTAATGCAACGTGAAAAACATCCGTTATATAGTTTAAGTATGTTGAGTTATTCTGAACACCGTTGACATATCTAACATATTCTAAGGCGTCAGCAGAAGTTAAAAGTCCGCTGTTATTTATGTCACCTAGTGGCCTTGTTGATGAAACACCTTTTTCAGTAAGCACAGCATCATTAAACAAATCGCCCAGTGGTTTAGAGAATAATGTAGCTTCTGGCTCATTCCCAACAGAGCCATTTAATATTGCATTGGCGATTAAGAATTGACGTACATCAGAAGCAGTCGTTTCGTATCTTGCTTCTACCTCAACCAAGTCAACCAACCCAGCATCATCACTCGTAACGTCAATCACAAGCCTGTTAGTCACCTTTTCATTTACAACAGCCGTTTCTGTGCGTGTTGAAATGCCTAACGCTGGCACAAAGAATGGGCTTGCTAGGGTTGTGTTGTTGCTTTCAAATGATCTTTCTTCAGCATCCCACTCGAAGACAGCAGCGCTAATTTCCTGAAGCACCATCGCCACCTCTAGCGTCATGTCGCCAGATAAGCCAAACGTCCATTCAACAACTTCAAACTGCTTCGCGCTAAAACCAAGTCTGCTGTTTGTAATATTAACAATATCACCAACGCCAACCTGCAATGCCCTCATGCCAAAAGATCCACTAACCTTTAGCTGCTCGCGGTTGCGGTACAGCGAAATCTTAGCAATCCGCTGCGCTTGTGCTGCATTGCTCACAAATGGCAAGTCTAGCTCAAGGGTGCTTTCTTGATTGTTATCGACCTCAAGAAACACGCTGCTTTCTATTGCAGGGAAGTTGGCAGGCTGCCAATTCGTTTCATCGCCTTTGAACAGTCCAATGACTTGGTTATATCCTGCGCGGCGCGTGTTACGCGTCACAATACTTAAACCAGAACGCAAGTCATCTTCGTCAAATGTCATGACAGGCGCAGTGTATGCTGCTGCCTTACAGCCCCATTTGCCATTTTGATACCAGACCATGCCCGCCATTGTGTCTGATATTGACTTGATTATGTTTTGCGGCTGTTCCTCTGAGGTGAAAGAAGCATTGCAGATGTAACGCTTTTGAGTAGATCCGTCTGCTAAGGTGACAGTTTCATCGCATACATTAGCCGCCGCGACAAATAAAGTGTCATCAAGTTCGCCGGCTCCATCCGCGACACCGCTTGTCAGCAGGTAATCACGCAATATTAAAGCAGGGTTATCTGACCAAGCTGTTGTGTCAGTACGTGGATCATATATTTTCTTACCCTTCACAGTTGCGCTTACGACAGGAACACCGTTAGGGAAGGCTTCTTTGCCGTACTCAAAGTTGGCCGCAAGGTAAGCAACACCAACCGCTCTATGCTCTTCACCCCAAGTCGATCTTGCAGAGAAAACTGATGTGTGTCGTGTGCCTATAGGAACATATTGTTGTTCATCCGTTCCTAGACGCTCTGCATATAATATCTCAATGTTGGCTAGTCTTGTCGTACCATCCTCATCAGTTAGTGCAGTGGGTCTTTTGTAGCCAGTAGAAAACCAAGGCACGGTTGACGTTACTTTTTCACTACCAAAATAGACTTCCTCAAACTCTTCTATCTCATGGTTCGCGAATGCAATCATGCGGGTAAGGCTACTCTTATTAATAACCTCTTGATAGAACACAGAGCCGCCAACCCTAGCTCTGCCGTAAACCGTAGAAGTGGGAAGCGCAGAGCCAACTGGGTTGACGTTGATGCTATAGCCGCCGGATGCTGGCCCCATGTCAACTTTAGCGCCCGCACCAGCAGCATAGCCAAGGGCTGAGTTAAATGCTAAAAGTTGAAGCCCTGCTGTAGTTTTCAATGCGGCCGCACCTGCGGCGAGAGCGCCGCTAAGTGAAGTTGCAGTTCCAGCAGTCAGGGCCGCACTAGCTCCACCAGTTACAACCGCTAACCCCGCGAATACGACAGCACCAAAGGCTCTTTCTCTTTCTTCCTTGCTACCCATGAGGCCACCAATAAATCATTTCGCTGCTTTGCGGATAATACACCAATTTATTCTTCCCAACAAATGCCAAGTCTCGACCCACAGATACACCAAAAACCCACGGCAAAACATCATCTTCTTTTCCTGATGGACTGGCGATAATGCAGCCTCTTGGTGGGTAGCTTGTTTTCACCCTGCTTAATCTATCATCAAAGCCTTCAATCAAGTCGTTATAGCCAGACTTCCGCAGAAACCTTTGATAAGCTAAGTAAGCGCCACGCGCAGTTTTATGACGCCCAATAAATTCATCAGCAAAGCCCTTACCAGTCTGAGCAATAGCCGCATTATTCGCAAACGTAACGCAGTCGTGACTGCCCCACGCAAAAGGCTTTTCTAAGACTGAGCCAACAAACTTTGCTAGGCTTATATCCCAGCCATTGAACCTCACTTAGAACCCCAATCAAGCTGCTTATTAACTAAGTCATTCAAATAATCGAAAGCCTTGTCTGTATCAGTCGCATTTGGATATAACGCCCGATATTTCTTTTTCTGAAACTCAGATGTATATCGCTCCGACTTGCGCGTTTCCAAGTCAATCAGCTTATTTTCCACAGATAGCACAACAGTCGCACTATCAGCATTCTCTGCAATATTCATTTGATCCATATAACCAATAAACAGATCTACAAGCACGGCTGGATCGCCCTCTGAACTATCAACGTCAGCCGTGTCAGACAAAAGTATCGCATCGCCATCTTCATTCAGCGTCTTGTTGCGATTGGCGTTCATCATGCCAAATTTAATCTTACACAAGCGCCCCTGATAAGGCTGCTGAAGCGCCAATGCGATAATATCAACGGGAAGCCCCGACATAGTAATCGTTGCGCCAGCAGCCCTTAAATCGGCTGTATCAGTGACCTCAGATATTTGCAGAAATTGACCAGCGCCAGTGTACGTTATCGAGCCAATAGTAATGTCACCCAAGCCAGTCCAGAAATACAACGGGCCAGATGATATAGTATCTGAGCCAAAGTTTAACGTCGCCTCATCAAAATAAAGCTCGATGGCGAAGAACGGGAATATCTCATCCAGTTCAACAATATTCTGGATCTGGGCAAGATTGCGGCTCATGGCACCACCTGAACGCAAGCAAACGTAATGCCATAAATACTGGCGTTATTAATTGACCAATCTTGCTGACCAGAATTTAGACGCCAGCGGCCCTTTGCGCTAGTAACAATAACCACAGCATTGTCAGCTGGCGCAGTTAATATATTTGGCCAGAGATCAAGAGTAGCTTCACCAGATGAATTTGTATCTACATCAACAACGACTTTAAATAGATTTGCTGAAGCGCCAGCCCCTAGCTGGATATAATCGCCAGCCTTTAAGTATCCCGTGACGCTCGTAGGTAGCCCGTCAATGGACAAAGATGAACCAGTCTGATCTGCTCCATTCACGACAGGCGTTCCCGCCGTTGTACCAGCCGATCCTCTTGGTGTTGCTCTATTGGGATCACCCATCAAGAAGCTACCGGACATGCCGTTTAAACTAAGCAGCCAAGCGATCCAATCTTCTGCATCATCATACTTCAGAGGCGGCAACTGAACTTCAGCCTCCCACCGCTTACCTGTGTGCGTGTGGATCTGCTGCTTATAAGTAAATGGCGACATCGTCATAGCCGTTTGATTGACAGCCCTGATGGTAATACTTGAAACGCCCGTATGCGTCAGAAATGGTCTAGGATAACTTATCGCCATTAGAATGACCCCGCAAATGCGCCGCCGCGCCGCCTAGCATCCAACACAGCAGCCTTAGATGCCTCTGCGATCTGCGGCATTAAACCTAATACTTCAGCCCGTACGGTTTGCTGTACGCCTGTGGCAACGTTGATGTTCTGATTTACTACGACTGTGCCGCCGCCGCCGAGCTGATTGTTTGGCACGACTTGAGCGTTGCGGCTTGGAACGATAAGCTCTGGGCCACGCTCCCCAACCATGTAGGGCCTGCCGCCAGACACAGGACCACCCATTGCTCTGGGCGCGACTGGAGGAGCAACCCCACCTCCTGTTCCAGCAGCGGAAGCAGGATTGAATGCGCTTGTGATTGCGCTTGTGATAAATCCAGTTATTTGCTTGACCACAAATATCCTATAAAGCTCTTTTATAATGTCACGCGCCATAGCGCGAAAAGCGTCTTTTGCTGTCATTGTACCATCAACAATAGACATAAAAGCACTTTCCATGCTGTTTTCTATAGTATCTGTAAGGCTTTTCACTCTGGACTTCATCTGATCTAAGGCGCTCATTGCATTTTGCGTTGCTGATGTTATTTTTGATAATTCATCCTCAGCATTCCCACCTATGTCAAGCGTGGCTGGGGTTCTCAATGCAGCATTTAATGCTTCATAACTTGCTGTAATCAAAGCCGCTGTAGCACTCCCCGCATCACTGACAGCATCAAAGAATTCAGGGAATTTCTCCTTTAACTCATCCATTGCCTTAGTGATTAAACCAAGTTGATCTGCTGCAACTCCAGCAGCAATCGCAATTAGCATAATAGGATTTCGTCTTGTGACAGCATTTAATGCACTCATCAAGATCTGCGTAGCGGAGACAGCTTTTGCAAGGCTCACGAAGCTTCTAGCTGCTTTAAAGGCTATATTTCCTAATTGTATTGCAACGAATATCCCCGCCGCTGTGGTTAGTGCAGCAAGATTGTCAGAAACAAAATCAATAACGCCTCCAAGCATATTGAATGCACCACTAAGAACACCACCAACAAAGCTCACTAAAGGCTGAAACTGCATTAATAGGACGCCAAGTGTATTTGTGAAGTTATCTAGTGCTGGTGTTATATCGGCAAAAACACCACGAAATCTATCTAGCCCACCACTTGCCATCAAGACCGCAGCACCAACGCCGGTCAAAGCACCTGCAATCATACCCAGAGGCCCAAATATGCTAAGTATTTGACCACCCTGCATAGAGAATATGCGAAGCGCATCAGTGCCCATGCTGGCTTGGACAGCAACGTCTTGCACTTGCAAGCCAAGACTACCCATATTTCTAGTCATACGCTGCATACCGCCAGCGCTAGATCTCATGGCTCTGTTTTGATTAGCCATGTGACGGGTTGTGCGCGACATGGTTTGGTCAAGCGATCCGAGTTGCGCCTGCACCTTTCTCATCTCTGGCACGGCATTGCCGACGGCGTTCATCTCAAAAGTTAGTTTTTGTACCGCCATCGTCTTTTTGCTCCGCTTTAATCCTGAAGAAAGCGATCCATTCATTATATTCTGAAAGACTGATTTGCTCTATTTCGCTAATGGTCTTGCCAAGCAGTTCAGCCAATGCAATCAGATTATATCTAAACGGATCGCCTCTTAGTTTTTTTCGTGTTCCTCTATAGTCACGCTTTCCAGAACCGCACCGAAAACCTTAGCAATAAGATTTATAGGCTCACCCATTAAGATAGGCTTATCCTCTAACGTAAAAGCCTTTTCACCAGCATCACTTTCACATTTGCGAATAATCAAGTCGATCATAGCAGACATTGTTGGATTGTTGATGAAGTCTTTATGCTTTCTCTGAATTTGCTCCATATCACGCGCTGAGACTGTCGTGAAATAAAGGCGAAGAGGTTCATCCCCCTCGCCCCATTCTTCCACATCTAAAAAGCCTCTCTCTTGTTCTGCGCGTTTGGCCGCAATGCGTTTCGCTAATGACATCTTTTACACCGTTGTAGCTGTTAATGCCCCGCTACCTTGCACAGTTATTGACGCTTCCACAAGTCCGTCAAATGATGAAGAGCGTGTAATGCCTGTCACGATAGCCGAACCACTGTAATATGTATCGCCAGAAGCATCGCCCTCTGGATAAACATTCAGCGTTACTGAAGCTCCAATAGTCAAAGCGCCCTGACCGGCGGTATCCGTTTCATCCCAGAAAACATCAACCGATCCGGTGAATGTTGTCAGAGATGATTTATATGTGCGAGCAGTGTCGCCCATAGTTGTATCTTCTAAGGTATCCGCTGTTTCTTCTAAGCTGAAAGAACGAATTTCTGCAATTGCGTCAGAACCAACCTTCACAGTTCCTTCGCTACCCGCGTGAGTTGCCATAGTAAAGTCTCCTTATCTGGCGGTTTCAACGTCATTAATAGCTGTATCATACCTTACATCAAATGTCAGCTTTGCGGAACCTACTGGTTGTTCCGCTTCACCTGAAAAGTTAATGTCTGTACCGGATAACACAGCCGACTTTGCAAGACCATTGACCGTGAAGTCATTGGCTATTGCCTCTTCGATCTGGACAGCAATAGCGTCCACATCATTATCAAAATTGGTTGTTGCGCGCACATATGCGTCTACCTCAATAGAAACAACACGCGCAGATGTCCTTACGCCAATGGTTTGCAGAGCAGATGCCTCTGATCCCGCGTAAACCGTGATAGCTGGCAAATCAGCTTCAGTCAGAGAATAAACCCTAGTGCTATATACGCGGTTGCTAACCAGCGTAACATTAGTAGTAAGCACAGAAACAATGCGCTCTCTTATTTGCTGCCTAACGTGAGCCACTATGATTTCTCCAACTGAACAACAGTTACGCCAGTGCCATCATGTATCCACGCCCGCACATAATATGTCACCGCACTGATAACCATAGTCTGATTGTAAGCTATGCTTGAAATGTCTGCTGTTCTGCATGTCAAACGCGGCTGCTCTTCGTGAACAGCAACATAACCACCCGTATCAACAGGGATTGTTTCATTGTCGAAAATGCCGTTAATCGTGCCGCCATCATAAGTGACCGCAGTGGCAAATTCATCAACGTCGAATATGTCTGCTAAATCGTCAGCTAGTGGCAGCGCCATCTTCTTCAGCCTTTTCTTCTTTTACATATGGCTTGGCATATCCGCGATCAATTAGCTTCTGAGCGATGCGGTCATCAACTATATGGCTTGCGCCAGCCTTGCCCCTCTTGCCACCCCAAGTAGCGTCTTTAATCAGCGTAATCTTCATTTCTTGGCCCTTGTAGTCTTAGGCTTCGCAGCCCGATCAGTAGGAGCCTTAACAGGCTTAGGCTCAGGAGCATTATCAATGCGCCCATATCCCTTTAGCGCAGTAGCCTCATCCGCGCCTAACTCAACTATGTCGCCCGCTTTTCTAGCTTGACCAGCAGCAACACAGGATTTCAGGATAATATATTTCATCTTTCGCCCCTTATTGGAAAGGAGGGCCAAGTGGCCCTCCCAAGTTAGCACTCTTATGCACCGTCATTGTTGAATGCAAAGCTTACTGCGTGACGTACAGCTACGTCTACAGTCTGCAATGCAACAATCCGTACTGTGCCTGAGCTAGACGCAGTATATGGATCTACAACAATGTCCAAGCCGCCATACATGCCGATCAGCAAGTCAGCAAAGTTGCCGAAATACAGATCACCAGCAGTGACTTGGTTTGATACGATTGCATTGTAACCGTTCATTGATCCATCTGGAGCAACTACGAACTGGCCTGAACCACTGTCTTTTGTGGTTGTTTTCAACGCACCGTACATGCTGGCTGGCAGGATGTAAGCCAAGTTGCCCTGAAGAGCGTTGTCTTCTGCTACCGCAGTTTCCATCGCTACAACTTCAGCAAATGTTGGGTTAGCTGCTGCAAAGTCAGTTGGTGTGTTGATGCCTGATGTGTTCTTTACACCAGTTGGCTGACCAGATGATCCTGATCCAGCTAATGCACCCAGATCAATCGCCAGAGCGATAGAAGCTGTCAGATCATTACGCACCAATGCTTCAACATCCAAAGATGATTGCTGCATCATAAGGCGTGTGATGTCTGTATGTGCGCCCAATACTTTAGGTGCCATAGTGACCTGACCAACAGTTGGCTCGCTTTCAGCAGATGCGCCACCTTCAGATGAAATCCAACCGGCAGATGATGCGGCTGTTTTCTTTGGGATCTTCACGTTGCCTGACAAGCCTGTCAGCATTGTTGCACCAGCTTGCATAACTGATGAAGCATTCCGCAATACGTCGATGA